CTAGCAGAATCGTTAACCGTTAACAACAGTGTAAACAATCGGCGCATCCTTTACGGGCAATCGGTGTATAAGCCCCTCGAGTGGAACCCAAGTAAACAGGACGGACTAAATACTCACTTTGCTGTTATTGATGAATACCACGCGCACCCCAACGATGAGCTTTACAATGTATTGCGCAACTCGATGGGCGCCAGACGGCAACCGTTGTTATTTACGATAACGACCGCAGGCTTTAATCGTGAGTCGCCTTGCTACAAACATCGCAATTACTGCGCCTCCGTTTTATCTGGGGCCATTGTAGACGATGCTTTGTTCAGCGTCATTTACACGCTCGACGAAGGCGACGATTGGACCGACTCGGCAAACTGGGCAAAGGCTAATCCTAATTGGGGCATTTCGGTTTATCCGCGTCAGTTAGAGCAGGCGCTAACCGAGGCTAAGGAATTTGTACACAAAGAAGTTGAATTTAAAACTAAGTTGTTAAATGTGTGGACCGACACCGCGCTAACTTGGATTAATGACTCTACTTGGATGGAATGCGCCGAGTTGCAAAAACTAGACGGGATTTGTTACGGCGGTTTAGATTTGGCGAGCACTGGGGACTTTTGCGCCTTTACTTTGTATTGGCCTGAATACTCAGCAATTAGGACTTGGTACTTTTTGCCAAGCGAGGCGGCGTACAAAAGAAAGGACGCAGCAGGGGCAAGTATTAGGCAATGGATTGCAGACGGCCAGATAATTGCAACCGAGGGAAACGTAACGGACTATAATTTTATTAAGGCCCAGATATTAGATTTGGCTTTGGAGTTTGAAATTAAAGATATTGCTTACGATCGTTTTAACGCTAGCCAGTTGGTAATTGATTTACAAAACGAGGGCTTGCAAATGTTTCCCTTTGGTCAGGGTTTTATTTCAATGAGCAGCCCAACTAAGGAACTCGAGCGCCTAGTAAAAGACGGCAGGCTTAAACACGATGGCAACCCTGTTACTCGGTGGATGATGGGTAACGTATTACTTGCGAATGATCCTGCGGGCAATATCAAGATTAACAAAGCAAAGAGCGGCGATAAGGTCGACGGGCCTGTATCTATTGTAATGGCATTGGGCACGGCTATGCAAGACGCTGCCAAAGAAAAAGAATCAGACTTTTGGTTTATAAGCTTATGAGATTCGTTGACGATTTTATGAACAAGTATTATTTTAACCTCCCTAAGTTTAGAACTTACGAGGATGCCTATAACGCAACCGAGGCCGAGTACCTGGAAAGGTACGGCGTGCCACGCTATAAAAACTACGACGTATTTCGCTCGGCACTTTGCAGGTGGCTAGCCCAGGGGCGTAATAAATAAGATTTGTTAACACGGCGGAATTAAAGAGGTTGTAATTTGCGGGCGATGAATCTACGATTTTGGGAACGGAAAACAGAAAAGCGGTCAATGCTAACGCAACCCGCGGACTGGTTCGTTAACACTTTAAACAATATTTTTGGCTACCAAACCAAAAGCGGCCAAGCCGTAAATAATACAACGGCTTTGTCTATTGCATCCGTGCACGCCTGCGTTAGAGTTATTGCGGATGGAATCGCGGGGCTTGGTTTGAAATTGTATAAAGATGACGGGCAGAATAGGGATCAAATTATAATCCACTACGCCACAGCTTTAACTAACGAGCCTAACCCTTACCAAACAAAATACGATTTTACCAAGTACATGACTAGCCACTTGGCGCTAACTGGTAACGCTTACGCTTTTATTAATCGCGATGTGCGAAACATTGGCATCGAGTTGCACCCAATCGCGCCCCAGTACGTTACCCCTGTAATGCAAGACGGCCTTTTGTTTTACAAGGTTACACTGGCAGGATACCCGGGCATGATCCCTGCTACTGAAATGCTACACTTTAAAGGAATGTGTGGCGACAATCCGCTAGTAGGTTTAAGCCCAGTAGTATTGCACGCTGAAACTTTAGGTATTGACTTAGCAGCAATAAGCCAAAGCGCGGGCGTTTATAAAAATGGAGTATTGAAATTTTTGTTAACGTCAGACGCGCAGATAAAAATAGATCAAGCAGGGCCGTTAAAAAAATCTTTGGATGACGTAATCGACGGGGCAAGCCGTAGCGCTGTACTTCCCAACGGCATCAAGATGGAGAAATTAAGCCTAAGCCCTGAAGAGGCGCAGTACTTGGAGACCCGTAAATTCAGCAGCGAGGAAATCGCACGAATCTTTGGAGTTCCCGCGTCAATGATAGGCGCAACCGCAGGGATTAAGTCAAGCGTTGAGCAGGAATATCAGGATTTTTATGCGCGCACTTTAATGTCTTACGCTATCAACATAGAGCAGGAACTAGCCCGCAAGTTGCTCACAGAAAACGACAAGCTTACGTATTACTTTAAATTTAATTTTAACTCACTATTGAGGGCCTCCGCTAACGAGCGCGCAGACTATTATAATAAAGGCATCCGCGGCGGCTGGCTTTCTAGAAACGAGGCGCGGGTATATGAGGATGTTAACGCGTTTGATGGTGGCGACGAATATTTAATCGAAGCCAACTTAATGCCGTCAAGTCAGATTAACGAGTATATGGATGCTAAGATTGCAAACCTTATGGCGACAGCAGATAAAAACAATAATCCCGACGGCGTAAATAATCAAACAATAAACTAACATGAAACAAGAAAGGCGCACATTTACGGGCACCGTCCACACCAGAGCAGACGGCGAAGGCATGCCAAAAGAAATTGGTGGCATCGCTGCCGTTATTAATTCAGTTACTGATCTTGGATACTTTGAAGAGGTTATAATGCCCGGGGCGTTTGACAACGCTTTGAATAAAGATTACGATATCCGTTGTTTGTTTAACCACGAAGCCGATTTAATTTTAGGCCGCACAAAGGCAGACACTTGCAAAGTGTTTGTAAATGGCGACGGGAATTTAGAATATACTTGGGTTCCAGATTACGAGAACCCTACGCACATGAGCGTCGTGCGTTCTATTATGCGCGGCGACATTACTCAAAGCTCATTTGCATTTACAATCAAAGAACAGTCTTGGAGCGAAAGCGAAAAGTACGGAACTATGGGCAAGCGTAAAATAACAATGATTGAGGATCTATACGACGTGAGCCCTGTAACTTATCCCGCTTACGAGGATACAGAAGCAGACGCTCGCAGCATTGCAGCAACTAGAGACCAAGAGTTAGAAATTGAAGCCGCAAAACAAAGCCAAGTCAGCGCAGACATTTTGAAATTAGCATTAGCCAGATATACAAACTATTAAAAAAAACAAAAATCATGAATAAAATTAAAGCCCTAAAAGAAGAGCGTGGTCGTTTGCTCGGCGAACTGTCCACCTTGCAGTCAACTATCGAGCGTGAAGCGCGTTCAATGGCAGACACTGAAACTAACCGTTTGTCTGAAATCGAGGCTCGTTTGGGCGCGATCAAAGCAGAGGTTGAAACCCTAGAGAAATTGCAAAACCTTGCAGCTCAAGCAGCAGGCCACAGCGCAAGCCGTAGCGAAGAAGTAGAAAAAGGTAAAATGGCCGACGCTTACAGCTTTAAGCGCGCTATTGAAATGGCTGTTACTGGACGCCGTGAAGGTGTTGAAGGAGAATTTAGTGCAATGGGTGGCGACGAGTTCCAACGTTCAGGCGTTAGCGTTTCTGCTCACTCTATTAAAATCCCTTCCGCGGTATTTAAGCGTGACATGACTGCAACAGGCGGAACTTCTGGTTCTGAAGGTGGCGTTAACGTTCAAACTTCTGTAGGTTCAATCATTGACGTTTTGTTGCCTCGCACAGTTTTAGCTAACTTGGGCGTTCAACGTTTGAGCGGATTGGTTGGCAACTTGGATATGCCTACTGCTAGCACTGTACCTAGCGCAGGTTGGAATACTGAAAACGGAACAGCTACCGAAAAGAGCCCCGCTTTCTCAAAAATCACTTTTAGCCCTAAGCGTTTGGCTGCCTATATTCAGGTGTCTAACCAGTTGATGTTGCAATCTAGCAACTCGATTGATGCTTACGTAAGAAACTGGTTGTTAAATGCAATGGCACAATCTTTGGAAACTGCTGCTATTAAAGGCGGTGGTTCTAACGAGCCTACTGGTATTATTGCAAACGCTAACGTTAACGTAACTTTTGCAGGTGGTGCAACTTCTAACTCTACCAACGCTAACGGAATCGCTCCAGTTTGGGCCGATGTTGTTAACTTGATGAAAGCAGTAGAGAACGCTAACGGAAACGGTGTTGCTTA